CATTACATAAACACCGGTGTTCCTCATCATCTTCATCTGTAAAACATATCTGATCGCATCCAATAGGTGATTATTTTTATCCTCAGGTTCATCCAAGATATTTCCGTTCTTATCTATCTTCCAAACATACGAGTTAACTTCATCCATTAAATTCTTTGAGTGAGCATCAATAAAGAAGTTTGATCTCTTTATCTGATCTATTCCTGATAGTATGGTATCCTTCTTTACAGGTTTTGCATTGATACCTGATCGTGACATTTCTGATATGGCTTGGGGTGCTGCTGAGTCCACAATGAAATCATCTGTTAAATTGATTTTAAGGTCCTTAATTTTGTAGATAAAGTCAGAGATGGTAGTATTCCTCAGATACAATAATTCCTTACAATAAATGGAATCTCCGTCCTTATAAACAGCAACCAATGTATTGGGGTCATTATATCCTATATCCACTCCATAACCTAATAACTTTGCAGATGGTGGTAGTTCAGAATAATATTGTTGATGATTAAATACAACTCTTGTGGGTGTTCCTCTTTGTCCCTCACCAAATACTTTCCATATTGCAGCATCTCTATACTTTAACTTTTCAATCTCATCAATAAGTGATTGTTCCAAGAAGGGATTGTCTTTGTATGTTACGATTGTATAGAACACATCAGGTTCATTTTCCAAATCATATATCCATGACTTCCATAACGAGGGGTTGAAGTCCAATATGATTCTACCTGATGTTCTTAATACCAATTGAATATACTCATCATAAGATACTTCTGTTGCTTCATTGATAAATAAGTAATCTCTCTTTCTGCCGCGTAGTTTTGTCTCGTCATCAACCGAGAACCATTCAATCATATTTGTCCCCAACTCGTAATACCCATCAACAGAGTGCCACTTGTCTGCATCATATACACCAAAATCAAGGAGGATCTGTTTTAGATCTCTAAGGACCGAACCTTTAAGTGCCGGTAATGTTTTTCTTACAATGGATAATACTTTATTATCTTCTTGTAATAGTTTGTATACACAGTAGATTAAAATGTTATATGTCTTTGACGCTCTACTTGATCCCTGAAAGCAACATATCCTCTTGTCCGTTGTTATAAGGTCCTGAAATACTCGTGTCGTTTTGATCTTTATTGGCATCTAATTCTTTTTTCTTTATTGATTCTTCCCACAACCTTTGGAACTCTTTTGTGTATTTCTTTTTGGCTGCTAATAGTGCCTCATTTCTTTTGGCAACTCTTTTTCTGTGGGCTTTCTCCCCACCTCTTTTACTACTCTTTCCCATTAAAATAATTTTTGTTGTGTAGGTTTATTTCTCTCGTGTTCTATTCTTGCTGATGCTATATCCATATACTCCTGTTCTTTCTCAATGCCGATGAAATTAACACCACATCTAACTGCTGCCTTACCTGTTGATCCACTTCCCATAAAAGGGTCTAAAATCGTTCCGTTTGGTGGTGTAACCAAATTGATTAAGTATCTCATTAAATCAGTTGGTTTAACTGTGGGGTGATTGTTTCCGTTTCCTTGTTGGAATAAATCATCTTCGGTATTGAACGCAACACCAACAGGTCTTTTGTTTTTTTCCTGTTCAACTACTAATCCTTCGTTTCTATCTTTCTTTGCTGCTTTGGGACAATAGAAGAAACGACTGGCTCCACCTTCATCTTCTCTTGGTGTATAAGTTCCTCTACCTGTAAAGGTATTGGATTCTGTATCTGTCTTTGAGTGTTTGTAATTCTTGTTTGCTTTAGTTTTTGATTTACCACTCTGTTCGTCCAATAGTTGTCCCGCCTCTTCATCAAAGATTATGTTAGCAGGAAATCTACCTGATTCATTATATTCTTTTATATTAGGGTCTTCCCATTTAATACCCAAGTCATATACCCAATCTTTTTTCTCTCTAACTCTTGGTCTTTCAAAATTGATGTTCTCTTTGTCTTTCATTTCAATCCTTGAACCATCAATATTTATTCCACCTGTTCCGTGTTTTAATACATTCTCCGCAATTGATTTCTCACTTAATGGTTTCCTTGCCATAACGATTGGTTCGTGTGCTGGTTTGAGTGCTGAACCAAAGTTATTATATCTCTGTGCGATTTCTCGTATTTCTTGTGAAGTGAGTTGTTCGGAAATAGCATTAGATTTTCTATTTGATTGTTTGCTGGATTGTGGTCTATATGATGGACTACCTCCGTTCTCGTTAGTAATCTGTTGAGATGTTGTGCCATCACTAACCGATGTTCCATTATGTATCCATCTTTCCTCGCCATCTCCATATATTCTTTCGGACATCTGATGTATCTTACTCCCTTGTAATTGCCCTTCGGTCTCTTGTAAGTTATTCCCCCCTTCCAAAATGGGTTCTTGTCCCCATACATTATTGGTGGGGTATTCTGATGACGATAAATCTTGTTCCGACAACCTACCGAGCAACATTTCGCTTTGTTCTTCAACAATAGATTTGGTCTCCTGTATATCGGAGTTTGGCATACATCGCAAGTTGTGTTGGATATTCTGTTCGGTTCTTTCTTTTTCATCTGCTAATTTAATTAAACTTTTTGATATATTATGACTTTTCGGAAATCCACTCGCAAATACCCACATAATTTGATCTCTGATTTGGAAACCACTATCCTCAAATGCTGTTGCCATTCTGTGATATGTTCTTGGTGCTGAAAACGATAATGCGTGTCCTCCTGGTTTTAATATTCTAAAACATTCACGAGCCCATAACTCACACCAATCCTGAAACCATTTACCTTCCTTCGCTCCACCAATCGGAAGACCTGGTTGAACTCCTGTTGAGAAACCTGCTTTTGCCGGTGACTTACCTTCTTCAAATCTTTTAACAGATCTTTCTTTTTCTCTCTCAATTAGTTCTTGATGTTTCTGTGGATTATCCCACTCCTTATTCATAAATCCAATCCCATATGGTGGGTCGGTTACGATACTATCTATTGAGTTATCTGGTATTGTTTTCAGGACTTCTAAACAGTCCCCTAATCTAAGGTCTATATTCATATTAATCTTCCATTTTTTTCCAAAGCCTTTCTTTGACTCTGTTGATTATTGTATACTCTTCTTTGATAGCTGGTGTTTGTTCTTGTGCTTTTAGATCTTCAACCTTCTTTGATAATAGGGTGTATAAAAATCTATATTCCAAAAATCCTAATGGTAGTTTAATCCTCTCTTCTGACATCTTTGTTTGTTGTTATGATTTCAATTTGTATTGAAGGTTTATTTAATGACTCTTCATTTGTGGTTATATCAATTTGTTCTTTAACCTTTCCCCATCCTCTATCAAGTAAGAGTTGTGATGCTTTTACATTACCTGCTTTTGCTTGTTTCTTCAATGCTTCAAGGATCTGTTCTGCTTCTGATTTTCCTTCCTCATTTTGAGCTCCTAATACCTTTGTGAGTATTTCCTTCAGGTCAGGCATCTTAGGTCTGCCAGGACCTCCTTTGTGTCCTTTAACGAAAGGAATTAGTCCACTTGTATTCTTTCCTTTCTTCTTTGGTTTTTCTTGTTCTGAACTCATTATTTTCTCATTTATTTTTAGATCAACCTCTGTTGTAGTTTATCCAACTTCTCACTCATAACTTTCCTACACACTGTATCACAATACCCAACCAATTGTTCTTTGAAGTGTTCCAAAACGAATGATATAAACCATTCCATTTGATCAGGATTCTGAGTGATCAGATAGTCCCTTGCTCTGTCAATGTCGTCTTGTGTGTATGTTATAATTTGATTGCTGATAACATTTATCTCACCTACTGATTCATATTTTATTTTTGGTGATGCTGGTTTTTGTTTGCAGTTACACATGTCTTTTTTTATTTAATTCTTTTCTAACTTTATTGATATCTCTTGATACGCTATTAATTGGGATTGTAGTTTTCTGTGATAGTTTTGTGATGCTACACCCCAATTCAATATAGAGTTCAAAGAGCCTACCATAATACCAGTCAGATGTTTTTTTCATTTCATCTAAATGTTTATTAACCCATTCCAAATTTACTTCAGGTTCTTCATATTGTAAATCAGGAAAGTCATAATCATATATTTCACTGGCTTTGAACCTGTGGTATTGATAATAATACTTTGATGTCTTTGAGTGGAATTGATTTCTAACTAACCTTGAGAAGAAATATAATCTTTGATGATCTGGTATGTCAGCAAACTTTTTGTTGATTAGTATTTGTTCTATGCATATTTGGAATAGGTCGTCAATGTCTTCCAGCCTTGAAATACTTTTACATATCTTTTTTAGTTCATCAATATTTTCGGTGATCCATATATTAATCAAGATCGTTGGTATTATGGTTTTATCCATCAATATTATTTATCCCTTTGTAGATCACACGAGGATAATAATCTTCTTCAATCCATGAGTTGTTTAACTTTTGAATAAATTTGTTGTTGGCTAATTTTATTATGTGATCTCTTACGGAAAAAGGTGAGACCTTAAATTCCAATAATTCATATATTTCTGTGTTGGTAAGAATTGAATAACCTGTTCCGTTCTTTTCAATATCTTCCATTAGAATATTATAAATCATTCTTTGTCTTGGATTTGTTATTGTTTTCATTATTTGTCTTTTTATAAATATAGTATAGGTAGGTATATGTTTCAATAGTAATAAATAAAAAAAACCCCACACATAAGAATAAGGTGGGGTGAGATGCTGTTAAAAAAAGAAATCTAAATGACAGAATAATAATGGTGTAGCATCTACTTCATTATAAATATAGTTTAGATTATTTTATTTTGTATTTTTTATTCAATCTTTTCATTAATCT